CAATGGTGTACTACTACACGATGGATATGATGTAGATAAGATTGATTCAACTGGTACTGAAACACACTTTGTTGATTACAACTCTGGTGCAGATGATAAAGTCTATGCTATCTGTGATGATGGTAGCAGTGCCTACTGGGTAACCAATGATACTGGTCCTGCTGGTAAACTAGAGGTTAACAAGAAGGTACTAACAGCAGACTCAACTACTGCAGCAACTGTTATGTTTACTGCCGTAGGTATTACAGTAACTAATGCGGTTATGGAATATGTTAAAGACCGTATTGTTATGTGTGCTAATAATAAAATCTATGAGTTTTCTACCTCAGCATCATCATTACCTACTGCTTTGTATACACACTCAGATACAGATGTAGTCTTTACATCTATCACAGCATCTGGCCCTGCCATCTACATAGCAGCATATAGTGGCATCCAATCATTTATCTACAAGTTTACTCTTAATACATCAGGTGTTATGCCAACCCTTACTACAGCCATTACCGCAGCAGAGATGCCTGCTGGTGAAATTATCCACAAGATTTACTACTACTTAGGCTATATGATGATAGGGACAAACAAGGGAATCCGTGCAGCAGTTGTCTCAGACCAAGACGGCTCCATTAACTATGGTCCACTTATTGTGGAAACCACACAGCCTTGCTATGACTTTGCTGCACGAGACAGATTCGTCTGGTGTGCAACTAGCGTTGCTGGTGAGCCTGGAGTTATCCGTATTGACCTAGGTAATGAGATTGAAACCTTGCGCTTTGCTTATGCTAATGACATTTACTATACAGGTGTATCTGGCGTAGATACTACATCCTGTGCATTTTTGGGAGAGACAGACAGACTTGCATTCTGCACAGAAGCAATTAATCAAAAGTCTGTAACCAATAAGGAACGTACTACAACTACAGCAACTATTACATCTGCTGCTCACGGGTTAGTGGTTGGTGATGCTATCTATATTATAGGTGTAGATGCTGCCCTAGATGGCAACTGGACTATTACTTCAGTAACTACAAATACAATTACATTTACAACTACAACATCAGGAACTATTGCATCTACTGCAGTAACTGGTGGCTTTGTTGGTAAGCCTGGCTATTCATATATTGAGTCAGCCTCTACCTTAGCATCAACTGGTTATATAACTACAGGCTATATCCGCTATGGAACATTAGAGCCTAAGAACTTTAAGCGTTTACTTGCTCGTGGTGACTTTTCTAAGGGTTCGTTAACATTAGAAACTGTAGATAAAGATGGCACAGAGTATGACCACATTACCTACGAAGCAGGAGTAACCGCTGTTGAGGTTGGTACTAACAGTCCCGATACAGCGCAAGAGTATGTGGCCTATAAGTTTTTATTTATCCGTGATGCAACTACCACAAGTACAGGTCCTATATTCAAGGGCTACCAAGCCAAGGCTACTATTGCTACACCTAGACAAAGGGCTATAAGATTTCCAGTCTACTGCTTTGATATTGAAACAGATAGATATAATGTAGTGTCTGGATATGAAGGCAAAGCGTTACAAAGATTACAACTGCTTGAAAGTATAGAAGAAGGTGGCGATGTTGTTACCTGGCAAGACCTTACTACTGGCGAAAGTCGCCAAGTAATTATTGAGCAAATCTCATTTACTCGTATGACTCCACCAGACAAAAGGTTTGATGGTTTCGGTGGAGTAATTGAAGTCACACTTAGAACGGTATAATACTATGACACCTAATGACTGGGCAGCATTTGCTGTTGCCATCACTTCCCTTATAGGGGCACTAGCACTTGGAGTAAGACACTTAGTTAAACACTATTTGTCAGAACTTCGCCCCAATGGAGGGTCTAGTGTCAAGGACCAAGTCAATAGGTTAGAGGAAAAAGTAGAGTTTTTAACAGAGTTAATGAAACAAATAATCGCTAAATAAATCCAAAGGAGAAATAAAATGGCAACAGGAAGAACAAGAACAAGTGGTGGTATATATAACCCTGGCGGAGAAAATGTTGGTCAAGTTTACAAGCCTCAAGGTACAATGTATACTGGTAGTGGCAACATAAAGCCTAAAACTATTAAGCCTCAAGAATCAGAAGCAATGAAAGAAGCAAAAAGAAAAGCCAAAGAAGAAAAAAAACAATGGGAAGATTTGGCTAGACAACAACGTGCAGAAATGTATAGAAAAAAGACTCCAGCAGAAAGACTTGCTGAAAAATATAGAGATTCACGGTAATTAATTTTAATAAAGAGTTATAATGGCACGAAGAAAAAGTTAATTATTAAATGAAGGCTGACAAATTTCCTAAATGGTTCTATGACAACAATACTATTGCCGACTTTGAAGCAGGACTAGTAGAGTTTAAAGGTAAAAAGAATCTTAAGTTTCTACAGATAGGTGTCTTTACTGGCAACGCATCTGCTTGGCTACTAGAGAATATACTTACAGACCCATCATCATTGTTGGTAGATGTAGACCCTTGGTGTGGTAACCTACCTCACGAGTCAGTATATAATTGGGCAGATATACAGTTAGCATACAAAGAACAAGTAGAACCACACGGTAAGAAAGTTCAATCACATAAAGCATTTAGTGGGGACTGGCTAAAGAATAACCGTGAAGTTAAATATGATTTTATCTACATTGATGGTGACCATCTACCTGAATCAGTAACCTTAGATGCTGGCCTATCTTGGGACTTACTCAAGCCTGGTGGTGTTATGGCCTTTGATGATTATGAGTGGGACCATCCAGATGGTACAGATAAGAATCCAAAGCCAGCAATAAATGCTTGGCTAAATAAACATAAAGATGATATTGAAATACTACGCAAGGGATGGCAAGTATGGATAAGGAAAAAATAGTTAGCAATGATATTGACTGGGAGTACCAGAATCAATTAAGAGAACAATGGCTTAAGGATAACCCAAATGCAGAGTACGAAGGATGGATGTCAATATGACAACTGTAGCCAAGAAAGCCACACCTGCTGCGATTGCTGTATTGCGCCAAGCGACAGCCATTTGGCCCAAGAGAAAGAAAGCAAGCGATGGTCTGCTACCATCTGCTGCTCATTTAAAGCAGAGTCCTAACTCAGACCACAATACTGGACTAGCAGTTGACTTAACAGATGACCCAGCCAATGGGGTAGACTGCAAAGATATTTATATTAAATTACAAAATGATGTTAGAGTTAAGTATCTAATATTTAAAGGTAAAATTTGGAGCAAAGAAAAAGGGGAGCACACCTACAAAGGTAGCAACCAACATAATAAACATTTACATATTTCAATTAAGACAGAGTATGCTAAAGACGATTCTAACTGGTTCAGTTGGATGGGTGCAGTACCTAAAAAAAATAGGAGAAACAATGAAAAACATAATCGCTAAGTTAAAAGACCCAAAGACTAAGGCTGCATTTAAGTCTTACCTACGGGCAGTATTAGCATCAGCAGTAACTATGGGTCTTGCACTTGCTGCTGACCTTGCCCCTGAGTATGCTATCCTAATCGGTTCTATTGCGGGTCCTTTGGCTAAATGGGCAGATAAGACTGAAAAAGAATACGGTGCAGGTTCTAATTAAATACCCCTAATCGGGCTTTAAACGCCCTTTAGAGACACGAAAACCCCCAACTTGAGGTACTTACCTCAGGAAGGGGGTCTTTTGTCGTTTTTATCGAGTTTTTAGTTCATCCAAAAAGTCTTCTGATTGGTCCTCTAGATGTTCTAGGTAACCACTAATACGCTTGGCGTGTATCTCTTCCACAATACCTTCAAATAAGGTTACCACCACATATGCTGCCATTACACCAAGAAATACTGCCCAGAAAGTAGTTGACATAGTTCTCCTATTATAGTATATAATTAATTATATATATTAATAGACCCCTTCGGGGTCTTATATATTATATATTATATTCAAGTATACACATAGATACCAATACATGTAAGTACTTAACAACTTACATATCCTCAATCAATCCTATACACTTATCGCATGTCAATAGAACTCGAAGAATATACATTACCCGAGCACATTTCCTATAGTGCTTTCAGCACTTACCTAACCTGTGGATATCAGTATTATCTAGGTAGGTTATTGGAGAAAAAAGAAGAACCATCTGTTTGGTCAGTTGGTGGTTCTGCATTCCATTTGGCAACAGAGATATATGATAGGGAAAACCTATGAGCCAATATCTGTGGGACCAAGCATGGGCTAAGGAATCTGAAGGTATAGATTTAACTAATGCTCGCATAGGCGGTAAGGTTACCAAAATGTCTCCCAATAAGGAAGACGTAAAGTTTTGGCATACTGCTGGACCGATATGGGTAGAGGATTATATTAACTGGCGCAAGGCTAATCCTGATTGGAAGATTTGGATTACGCCTGATGGACGCCCTGCTATTGAGTTGGAACTTATGCCAGTAGTTGCTGATGTTCCAATCAAGATGGTTATCGATAGAATTTTTGATGTTAATGGTCAATTAGTAATAGTTGATTTAAAGACATCAAAAAACACACCTACAAGTACGTTGCAACTTGGTTTCTATAAAGTAGGATTAGAAGTTACTTACGGTCAAGAAATCTATGAGCAAACTATATGGGGTAATTACTACATGTCTCGTGCAAGTAACATTGTAGAGATGGTTAACTTGTCGGAATACACGTACGACAAGATGGAGTTCCTAGTTAAAGGTTTTGACAAGGCTAGGAAAGCGGGTGTATTTCTGCCCAACACAAACTCTTGTCAGTACATGTGCGGATTAACCGCTCATTGTCAATTCTCTGTAAAGAAAGAAGGATAAATGGCAGAAGAATGGAAGTTACAAGTATCATATAAAACTCCTAATGGAGATATGATTAACATCAGGGCAAATACTGCTGATGAATTAAGTGTTTTATTAGAGGGCATTGGGGATTACTCGACTCAAATTGCTTCAGTTGGTAAGTTGGTGGTGGGTGCGAGTAACTCCGCCCCTTTATCGACGCCAACTACCACTACAAACACAAGGCCTCCGCAGTCCTCAACTCCGCCCCAGGCATCGGCTCCATCCGCTACATCAGCACCAACGTGCCAGCACGGAGCGAGGAAGTACAAGTCGGGAATCTCCAGCAAGACGGGAAATCCATACGCAATGTGGGTTTGTCCAATGCCACAGGGAGCCGACCAATGCAAGCCAGTAAATTAATCGACGAACAATTTCCGTTTTAACAATTAGGCAGGGGCTGATAAATGCGTACACTAGTTAGGTCTGTAGGTAAAGCATCTATTGGGGGGGAACCCCTGCCTTCTTGTTTTAAGTCATTCGAAGCGTCCAAGATTATTATACGGCGTTCAGAAGTTTCTATGTTTGCTGGTGCTCCAGGTGCAGGTAAATCAACACTTGCACTAGCACTAGCATTAAAAACAAATGTTCCGACTCTTTACATCTCCGCTGATACCAATGCACATACTATGGCTATGCGCCTAGCGTCAATGATATCTGGTAAGAATCAAACAGATGTTGAGCATAAACTTAATACTGATGTTGGATGGACTAAAGCAGTCTTACAAAAAGGCAGTCATATAATCTGGTCCTTCGAATCATCCCCAACCCTACAAGATATTGATGAAGAAGTTCAAGCGTTTGAAGAGTTATGGGGATGCCCACCAACTCTAATAGTTCTAGATAACTTAATGGATGTAGCCACAGATGGTGGTGAAGAGTTTGCCTCAATGAGGGCAATTATGAAGGAGTTGAAGTATCTTGCAAGGGCAACTAACTCTGCGATTGTTGTATTACACCATACGTCTGAGGCAATTCCTGGGAACCCTTGTCAACCTCGCTCTGCAATCCAAGGTAAAGTATCGCAACTACCCGCCCTTATTTGTACACTTGGTACTGTTGGCACATCTTTGGGCGTGGCGTCAGTCAAGAATAGATACGGTAGAGCGGATGCTGGGGGTACGCTAATGACATGGTTAGCATTTAATCCTGAATACATGTATGTAGAGGATATACCTGAGAACTCATGACAACTAGAAAATCACACAAGGCTAGAGGAGCAACATTTGAAACCGACTTACGAGACTATTTTAGACGAATTGGACTTGATAGTGAGAGACTTGCAAGAACAGGTGCAAGAGATGAGGGAGACGTTGTTGTCCGCCAAGATTTCTTCGCATCCATCGGCGTTATCGAAGCCAAAGCCCCAGGTCAATCAGGTCGCATTGACTTATCTGGTTGGACGAAAGAGGCTCAGGTCGAAGCAACAAATTATGCGAAAGCAAGAGGCATTAAAAGGGAGGCAGTTCTTCCTGCGGTCATCATCAAAGCCAGAGGGAAATCAATAGCAGACTCTTATTTAGTATTGAGGTTAGGTGATGTCTTTAGTTGATGATTTACCAGATATAGTGGCTGTGCTCAAGCATTACGGAGCCAACTTTACTAGAACATCTGGACAAGTTAATATCAAGTGTCCGTTCCATGACGACACACACAGTTCAGCAAGTTTTAATACTAAGGAAAACATATTTAATTGTTTTGCTTGTGGTATGAGTGGTAATAGTTTACAGATAATAGCAAAGCAAGAAAGGGTTGATATTCGTGAAGCAAAATCATTTGCAGAGGGAATTGCTGGACTTGGCTACGGCGAAGTACGCAGCAAACATCTTTCTGGCGGAAGATTACCTCGTAAGCAGGGGAATAACAAGGGAAGCAGCACGTCTGGCTCGATTAGGCGTAGTAGAGGAGCCTGAGGTTGGACATGAAGCATTCAGAGGAAGATTATCCATACCGTATATTACCAAGACTGGTGTTGTCGATATTCGTTTTCGTGCTCTTCATCCTGCTATTGAACCTAAGTACATGGGAATGACAGGGGCAGAAACCAAAATGTATAACGTATTGGACATAGAGAAAGCAGGGGATTTCATTGGAGTATGTGAAGGAGAAATTGACACACTTACCCTTTCTGGCATGGTCGGAATTCCCTGTATCGGAGTTCCTGGAGCAAACTCTTGGAAGAGGCATTACACCAGATTGCTTGCCGATTTCGAAAGAGTCTTTGTCTTTGCCGACGGAGACCAACCAGGAAAAGAATTTGCAACGTCTCTATCTAGAGAGTTACCTGTCACTGTCATATCAATGGAAGATGGAGAAGATGTCAATTCAACTTATGTCAAGCACGGTGCAAATTACATTAAAGGGAAAATGGGACTAAATGAAATTTAATAAGATACCTAAATGCAAAATGTGCGGTCAACAATTTGATAACATATTTGAAGCAACAGACCATTTGCTAGATGACATAGGCGAAGAAGCATTTGACCCTAAGTTAATATTACCTAATGGGTATACATTAATGATAGGTTCTCTACTAAGATGCATATACGCATATGCTGATAAGCCAGAGGAAGTCAAAAGTATTACCCAATCTACCTATGCAACTTTATATGCAGCCGAAAAGAATCCTGGACAAGTGAAACACTTTATCGAGGATATGATAGTTCGTGAACATATGAATAGTTTTGATAAAGACTTGCATGAACTATTAGAAGAAGAGACCAAACACAATGAAGAAGATGGAGAGTGAAGAAGCATGGCAGATTATAACCCACTTGGAAATGCAAGGTTTCCATATAACCAAGAAGACGATAGAGAACAAGTCATTAATATTGGTAATAGAAGTACCTCTTTTGAGTATGAAGTAGGTCAGACCTTCCAAGAACTATTAGACTTACTCTTATCTAAACATAAGGATTACGGACCAAAGAATATATCCGATGCGCCAGGTGGTGCAATCAACGGACTTAGGGTTCGTATGCATGATAAGTTAGCACGTATAAATAACTTATATGACAGCATCAGGGATATGGCACCTGAACACGAATCCTTTGAAGACTCCTTCAAGGATATGGCAAACTACGCAATCATTGGGTTGCTAGTACTGAGAGGAAAGTGGGACCGATGAAAATATTTGGACCATATAAAGGTAGTAAACAAAACGGTGGCCGTCCAATCTACGTTATCAAGCGTAAGAAAAAGGATGGAACAACTGAGACTACATCTACCAACAAGGCACGTCTTGATTACAAGAAGGCTACTGGTAAGAAGTTAAAACGCAATCAAGAAGTTGACCATAAAGATAATGGTGGTCGTAAAGGCAACGATAAAATATCCAACCTAAGAGTTCTATCTAAAAAGAAGAACGTAGGTCTAGAGAATAAGAGACGAGCCAAAAAGAAATGAAAATCATAGTCTGTGTGTCAGATTTACAAGTACCTTATCACGATAAAAAGGCAGTCTCTGTATTGTCTCGCTTCATTAAATCTTACAAGCCTGATGAAGTCGTATCGGTGGGAGATGAAATGGATATGCAGACGATTTCAAAATGGAGTAAAGGCACCGAGTTAGAACACGAAAAATCTATTGGTAACGATAGAGATGAAACCTATCGTGTGCTTGAGTCATTAAAGATTAAACATATGATTCGCAGTAATCACACAGATAGATTATTTAACACCATTAAAATGAGAGCACCAGGGCTTGCTGGTCTGCCCGAACTTGAGTTAAAGAATTTCTTGAAGTTAGATAACTTAGGTATCACCTATCATGAGAAGCCATACGAACTAGCACCTAATTGGTTGCTACTGCATGGTGATGAAGGTAACGTGCAGCCCACCTCTGGTGCTACCGCATTGGGTCTAGCAAAACGTGCAGGACTTAGCGTAGTCTGTGGACACACGCACCGTATGGGCTTGACTCATTACACACAGTCATATTTTGGCGGTAATCCTAGAACGATTTGGGGTATGGAAGTCGGCTGTTTAATGGACTTTAAGTTCGCTAAGTATATTCGTGGCGGACTATTCACATGGCATAAAGGCTTTGGAGTCTTGTATGTTGATGGCAATAAAGTTGTACCTCACCTTGTTCCAGTCAATATGGATGGCTCATTTGTATTTGACGGAAAGGTTTGGAAATGATGGAGTGGGAAAAAATTAAGAAGTGGGACTACATTGTACAAGCAGTATCTACTGAGTACCACAAGAAGTATGACATGGTAGAGTTGGATGATATAAGACAATCCCTCTACCAATGGTTTGTGGAACATCCTAACAAATTAAATGAGTGGGAATCTATTGGGGAAAAAGATGCTAAGAATTTAATCTATCGCTCTTTACGTAATGATGCATTAGATTATTGCCAGAAATGGAAAGCCAAGTCAGTTGGCTATGAAACATCAGATGTATTTTATTATGATGCCGCCATGATTGAGGCTTTATTGCCAGCAGTAATTCGTGGCGAGATAGGCGTTGCTCATAAGTTAAATCTTGCTGGTCCAGGCAAGCCACCTGCCCCTGCCGAGGGTGGTAATATGATGGTGATGATGATTGAAATAGACAAGGCGTACAATAAACTCAATACAGAGGATAGGACTGTACTGTTTTATAAGTACGCCGAGTCTTTTGACTACAACGCCATCGCTACTGAGATGAGTTTAGGTAGCGAAGACGCTGCTCGCATGCGTCACAACCGTGCTATAAAGAAATTAATTAATCGAGTTGGTGGTTTCCGTCCTTGGTTAGACAAAGACATCGAAGAAAAAGTTGAAGATACCAACAGCGAGAATCCAGCCGTAGATGGTGAACATGATAATGAGGAGAGGAACAACGATAGGCTTGAAGATGATTAAAATCTTCTCAATCAAATCGGATACTCCTGTTCCATGTAGTTCTTGTATGCTTCCCCTGCTCTATCGAACTCCTCATTCTTTACCCTAACGTAATTAATTAACTGCGCTGGAGTAATCAAGTGTCCTTTAGATTGATTAGGTGGTTGTTTATTCTCAATAGGTTTTCCGTAGTCCCTAACCACATTTATCAAATGGTCTCTTGGAACTATGATTACATTACCCTCGATTATGAAAGCCCAATGGGTAGCCTTGCTTACTGATAATCCTGATGGTTCCCATTGTCCACTTCCTTGATAAAAACAAGACTCCTCGATAAATAAGTTGCCTGTCTCTATCCAACGCCTATCTGTTTTAACTTCTATAGTATCCATACGCAACAGGTCAGCAATTTTACTTTCACCTGCTTCTCCATCACGTAAATCTATATCCCAGTTAGAATTCTTTTGCATCTTTTTTCAACTCCTCAATATTACTGTTGATAATACTTATTGAATGCATAATATCAGCAATCAATTGCTCTCTAAGTGCCATATCTTCTTTAGATTCGTCCATTTATCCTCCTGTTGAATAGAATCCAGTCCCTTTTAATTTAAACGGAACTGCATTAATTACTCGTATTGTTGGCTTTGTACAGTATTGGCAATTAGGCACATCATCCCTATCATCAACATTTCTATAATGTTCTTCTGATGTGCCACAACTACTACATTTGTATTCATAGTTGGGCATTAGTACCACCTATTCTTTTGCCAGAATTTCCACGCCATGCATGGAGTCCCGTATCGATGGGTGATATAAGCGAGTCCTCGGTCAATTTGCGATGGTGGGTTTGTGTCGGGTGAAAGTCCTAATATCTGCGGAATACCACCAGCATTTTTACCCATCACCTTAACCTTATTGTAGGCTTCAGGTCTCCAGTTAGATTCCTTGGTCCACAATTTATCCAAACATTCCCATTGATGTTGTTGCCACGCAACTAAACTATCCTTAGCATAGTTTTTACTATCCTCGACAGTCCACTCACGTTTAGTTTCTTTCTCTATATTGCTAGTTGGTACAAGGTGTAATAAAGTTATTAATATAACTAATAACAGTATCAGTCTTTTCCTCATGCTCTACCTTCCTAACAGTTGTCCCATTTGGTTCTTGAGTGCAAAGGCTTTCTTTACCGCCTCACCGCTACTGGTGCGAGGGGTAATACCAACCTTCTCTAGTCTTTCATAAGGCATAGTACCACCCCATATTCCAAATGGTAGATTACCCCAACCAATTACAGTCCCACGCATCTCTTCAGTCTTCATGCCCTCAGCCAAACACTCATTTTTAATTGGGCATGAGGAGCATAATTGTAGCGCATACTTGGTCTGTTTAGTAATTACTTCTAGCCTATCTCTACTAATCCTATTACGAGGTAGTTCAGGGAACCACCAATCAGGATTAGCATCATTAGTACAGTTGCCTATCATACATCATCCTCCCACATCCTATCCGATTCGAAGCATATACATTTTGTTTCATCACAGTCATCACAGGTTTGATTAATACCAAGTGCATAATCATCACCCATTAGATACATTGGCTCACTCATACTCATCTCCTTTATAATCGGATAGCACCCACTCTAAAGCCTCAACCCATCCCGCTACTTCTTCCGTATATTGAGTATCATCTCTACCGTAGTTGCGCTTGATATCATCAAGTTCATCTCTAACTTCTTTACTTGTTCTCACGCTATCCTCCTTAATGTATTAATTTAATACAGTTAGTTATGTATTCTATACTCCCAAAGTACTCTTTGTACAGCACTAGTGAGTTCTGATTGCAGGGTTTTGATTTCTTCATCGCCCATATCGCCTACATCTAACTTCCTGATTTTTATTTCCCATAGTACTTCATCAGTTATTTGCATTACTACCCTCCGTAATCGAATCTAATATATATTCAAACTCAGGACGATATGCTTCCTTAGGTGCTCTATCATTGTCCCAAAACATTGTATAGCCATCATTAGAATCCCAATGTAGCCTACCAGTATACTCGCCATTGATTGCGCCAGTATGTAATCTAATATACTTAGTCCAGCCAGTTGTGGCTATACCAGTTGATTGAACCATGTATTTGTTTAATATTTCCTCACGAGTCACTTCAGCCGTCAACTTGCACCCCCATGCTAATTAATCTAGAGTCTATTACCATACTTGTAGTGTCATAACTTTCAGCACCCTCGCCATCTGTGCCTTCCTCCCATACTGATGCCCCTTTATAAGTAATATAAGAGCCATCTCCGTACAGACTCATCAGTAATGCGCCAGCAGCATAATCATATACCTCTGCTATTACATCCCCACTAGGATGATGTACTTTTAACTTCATGCTATCCTCCTGTATTAATTTAATACACTACTGCAAATCTTGCAATAGTAGTCTTGCTCGTGCAACTATATTGTCATCTCTCTCGTCAATGGTTTTGGCGATAGAGATTAACTCTATAATTATTTTTCTGACTTCCTCTTTAGAAGCCAAAGTCATATTGTCCATTGTATACTCCCGTCGATTGTTTGTGTTGGCTGGAACTCCACTTCTCCATCTCAGGAGACCAGCATAGGCAACTGTCATTGACTATCATACTGCAATCAAAGCATGAGCCACAAGAGAAGCAATAATATGGATTATCATCATCACTTACTGCTGTGCCACACATCATGCAAGCATAGCCATCATCACCCATTGGGTCTAGTGTGTCATAGTATTCGTCGCCCTTCTTGAATAAGTTAGTCCATGCATTTTGCTTGTAGCCATCATTAGACCACCAGTTGCCAGCATTATCCCAATGACCTAAGTCCTCGTTGATAATGTAGCAGTCATACTCAGCCTTAGGGTCTAGCGTAAATACTGCAATCTTGCTACCACTAGCCCAGCCTTCTATCATACGATATAGGTTAGTATTATCTAGTGCAGTAATACCACCCATAGCAGGCAAGATATCCTCGGCAAAGATACGAGTATCACTACGCATATCATTGGCAGGTATGTCCACACTTAGCACACCATTGTGTGCAAGGTATGTCAGTTCACTACCACCAACCTTGAAAGGATGGCAGTTGTCATCATTCTTTACGCCATGCGTAGCAAACCTAGCATGAAACATGGCATAACTCTTTGGGTACTTCTTACGCACTTCTAAGAACTCTTTGATAATTTTCTTAGAGGACATACCCTTGCCAGTAATAATTTTATTACCAGCAATTACAGCATAGCCAAAGCCATGCGGATTGTTGCAAGAAGCACACTCTAAGTCCTTCTTGCGTGGCGTGCTATTCGGAGAACTTACTACTAGCAGACACATGCTCTTTCCTCTCTATCCTAGATATCACATCAGACAATCTGTCTAATCGTGAGTTGAGAGCAGGATATAACTCAGCCCTGTCTCGGACATACTGTATTAAATTAATACAGTCTAACTTGTGATTACGAACCTCGGGCACACTCATCACCCGAGTGAACTCAACGCTGGCATGCGCTAGGTCAATACATGCTTTGAGATAGTTATGGTTAAGACTACCTCTAAAGATACGCATTTCTAGCGTATTTCTATTGTTAGTATTAACAGCAGAATATCTATCTGAACCATTTCGGTCTAACTTGTGCTTAAAGGACTTGCGTCCAGTTTCTGGGTCATTAACATCATCAAACTTAGCCCAATGACTAGATGACCTACCAGCCATAGCCTCATAAAAGTCCTTGTTATTATAGACTAACTGCAAGAACCTATGCTGATGAGAACCACCACTAAACCCAGCACGAGATATATGAATATGAAGTCCGCAAGTTTTAGTACCCCACGCTATCATATTGTAATCTGTTTTGAGTTTAGTAATTACATTCCATAAAGTACTGGCTTCCTTCATGAAATAGTTATGGGTCATAGGATGCGACACTATTTCAAACCCACACTCAAGCGAGCCATCATGCTTTAAGTATGCCAACTTCTCACTCTCCAATATGATACCAGCATACTCGGCAGATACTCTACGCTGACTATAATCACTACCTCGGATTTCCGTCTCAACTTCTATACCAAAGTATAGTCTTGTATTCTCATCCTCGGAACTATGAAATATAGGGTCAGGTCGATATGAATAATCATGTATAAGTCTAGCATCCTCCTCATCATGATTATATTCGCAACCATTTAGATAAGTAGCGTCGCAATCCTCGCAATAAGAAGTGTTGCGTTCATAACACCTCTCACACATGACATCGCTACAATCATCCGTACCATAAGTATAACCTGTAAAGTAGTGGTCGCCCAAGTCGCACCAATGAGCATCATTTTCGGTACAACTTTGACACCATAGTCTACCCTCTACATCATTATACTCATCATCAATAGAGATAATATCCTCGCAACACTCGCATATCCTTATGCAATCTTGACAGACAGGGTCATTATCTCGGGTATAAAGCGCATCAGAACTATCTAACTCGGTATTGCAAGCGATACAACACTTGACTGCTACCTCATCAATAGTGTCCATAACCTATCCTTTCCGTGCTATTCGCTGTATTAATTTAATACAAGCGGTTCATCTCATTACAAGAACTAATTTACACTAGTTCCTTAGACTTGTCAAGTCTTTGCTGGACACTATCAAGAATTATATTCACAATCTTATCCCGCAAGGTATCGGCATGCTTGGCTCTCGCCTCAAACCCATGTCGATTATTATTGATAGAGAATTGTCGCAACGCTTCCCGTATCGTCTCCAACTCATCTCGAGTTAATGCAAGGATGATATCGTTGGCGAAATCAACCTCTCTATTTGACATTTAACTCACGCAAAGCCTTCATGAGTTTAGCATTTTTAATCGCAGTAGTGATTACCAGCGTGGTGCTGATAGTCAATGCGATAATAATTGCTATCGTATCGCTTACCTCTATGTACATATACTGCCTTTCGTTAATTAAGTGTATTAATTTAATACACTCGTGCCCACCATAGGAATTGAACCTATGCTCACACGCACCAGCGTGGGCTATCCAGTTGCTATTCGTAGTCCGAGTCCGAAGCAACATCCTCAAGTAAATCGTCAAGATTAGTCATATCCACTTGGAATATGTCCTCGGTTGCCATAATCTCGGCTATCTCTTGCTCTGTCATAAAGTCAAGGGCAATATCATCAGGGGTCATTAGATTAGCCCCAATGCTCTCAGATAATCGTAGTTTGGACGATTACGATTTGCTTGCTCTTGCTTGTTGCGTTCAATCTCATCATGAAGCAGTTGTTTAGTTAGTTCGACAACTTCATCAAGTGAGTTGATTAACTCAACTGTACTCATGTCTAACCTTTCGTTCAGCAGGTGTATTAATTTAATACACTCTGTAATCGGTAATTAACCTCATGAGATAACAATACTCTATCACCCCAAAGAAGTCAAGCATATTCGGGTTTTAATCTGTATTAATTTAATACACCTATCCGCACACGCACCGCCCAATTTACACGCACCGCCCATCAATTCTTACGCACCGCCAACCGCCAAAAATTTGTGTTGGGATTTTTTTGGTTGGTCTTTGCGCTTGCTACCCGCACTCCCTGAAAGTTTGTGTTGGGTTTTTGTTTTTCCCCCCGAGGTCGGGCGTGTCGTTTTGGGCAAAAAAATAACCCCCGATTTCTCGGGGGCTATCTTGGTTTTTCTTACTTGGTTTTTGCTGGTGCTGAGTTCTTTGCAATAACTCTCAGCAACTCTGAAAGTGTTGCAAGGGTTTGCAGGTCTGAGGTCTTTATCAATTCCCAAGACCCGACACCTTTCAAGGCTTTCAAGTCTGAAAGTGTCTTGGTAAAAATTGTCTCGACACTTGCAGGTGCCTTTGGTGCGGTGGCATTTTTGCGGGTGCGGGTTTGGTCGAGTGTTGGGGTTTCTGCCACTAACTCGGCATAGTCTTTTACCTCGGCTAAAACCTCGGCAACTTTCTCCTTGCCATTTGCGGTTTGTACTCTCTGAGCCATTTTAAGCAACTCTGAGATTGGCTGAGTTTTTGCACCTGCAACAGTATCCAATATCTCCTGCATGGTTATGAAATACTGGACATGCGCTTTGCGGATGGTAGGTGCGGTGCCCCCTGCCTTGTCGATTGAGGCTTGGATATCTCTAACGCTTGAGGTGTTTGCCTTTAGGCGTTTTACGCATAGTGAGATAAAACCTTGCTCACCCTCTAAATTAACTAATTTAGAATAAGCATCTACAACTACACTTGAGATTGTTGCGCTTGCTTTTGTTGCCTTTGGTGCCTTTGTTGTTGTTGCCATTTTTTGTTTTTCCTTTTCTCGGATTTACTGTATTAATTTAATACAGGTAATCATTTGATTACAGGATTATCCTCTCATTTTCCCTGAAGGATTACAAGCCCATTTGGGATATTTCTTAAAGTTTTTTTGTTATCTACATCACACCAATTCCTCGAACATTTGTTCGATAACCCCTCGCCTTCGGCTCGGGATTTTGCCTGATAGTTTCCTGAGAATAGTCTGAGAATTGGCTGAGAAAAGTTTGTGTTGGGTAATTGTCTTTAGTCCTTTGTCTTTTATCTTTTAATCTTTTAATTTAATAAACGCCTTTAGTCCTTTAGTCTTTTGTATTTCATTTTTACTTTATACCCCCTGAAATAATGTTTAGTAGTTAGTCTAATCACCACTATTAGCCTTAGTCTTAGCCACCGATACCAACAGACGACATAGGAGAGAGTGTGATTTTGACCCAGAGGTTATTAACTGAGGCTCGGTGTTGTACTGTACTATCCCATTAAAAATTTCTGTTATATTATATAGGGGGGATATATATATTTTACGCTCAGAATGAGCGTTATTATTACCTATCTGTTCGGTTTTAGTACTTTGAACAGGTTATCTATAGTATATATATAATATACGGAGTCGCTCCGTTTAAGACTCCGCTCCTCCTATATAGTATTAATAATTTATAATTATATTGGGGATAGTCTGCCCGTTTATAGAGACCGTTAAATCAGCGTTATTGGGGGCAATCTTGGGTCGTAAGCCAGGGGTACAAAACATCCCTAAAGATGTTGCCCAACTGCAAGTACTAGAACTGCTATCCCAAGGCTCTACCGTAGTAGATGCCATGAAGGCTGTAGGACGTAACGACGTAACTTTCCGTCAATGGTCTATGGCAGACCCTGACTTTAAGGACAAAGCGGACAAGGCTCGCCTATCTGGCAAAGGCGTCAAAGCGGACTTAGCCAACCTAAAGGATATTTCCTTTGAAGAGTTCTCAGAGCAGTTCCTAGAGACTAAACTCTTTGACCATCACAAGTCTTGGATTGATTTAGTAGAGGGTAAAGAACCAAGGTTCATCCACCCTAGCATGACCTACGAACAAGCAGCAACCAATCGTATCTTAATTAACGTACCACCTGAGCATGCTAAGTCAACCGTACTTACCATCAACTACGTTACCTACCGTTTAGCAATAGACCCTAACGTCAGAATCATTATTGTATCAAAGACGCAAGGTATGGCACGTAAGTTCCTATCTGCGATAAAGACAAGATTAAGTCATCCTAACTGGACTAAGTTACAGGTCTCCTTCGGACCTAATGGTGGCTACAAAGCAGATTCACCTACATGGTCTGCTGACATGATTTACTTGGGTGCTGGAAGAGATTCTGGCGAAAAGGACCCTACTGTACAAGCATTAGGATTCGGGTCACAGATTTACGGCGCAAGAGCCGACCTGATTATCCTTGACGATGTGGTGATGAATGCAAATGCCCATGAGTGGGAGAAGCAAATTGAATGGCTTCAAAAAGAAGTCATCACCCGTTTGGGACGGCACGGAAAACTACTTATAGTAGGAACCCGTGTCGCCCCCATAGATTTATATAAGATGATACGAGATGGCGACCAATGGACAGGTGGCAAATCTCCTTTCACATACATGGCTATGCCATCAGTATTAGAATTTGATGAGAACCCAAAAAACTGGAAGACACTCTGGCCTTGGACGGATAGAGCAGAAGGCGATGTAGATGAACCTAACGAGCAAGGGTTATATCCCAAGTGGGATGGACCCTCGTTATTTACTAGACGCTCTGAGGTCGCTCCGTCAGTCTGGGCTATGGTCTACCAACAAGAAGACGTCCAATCCGACTCCATATTCTCGCCAGCAGCAGTTGCTGGATGTGTTAACGGTATGCGAAAGCGTGGACCGCTTAGAAAAGATACAGCAGGACACCCGAAGAATGTCGAGTCAACCTACACCGTAATTGGTTTTGACCCAGCCGTATCTGGCAGGTCTGCTTTCGTAGCAGTATCTTACAACAGGGCTGATGGTAGAATTTATGTTTTAGATTGCGTCAACATGGTTGACCCTTCTCCCCAGAAGGAAGATGCTCTCATTAGAGAGTGGGTAGAAAAATATAACCCACAAGAGTTTAGGGTTGAGATTAACGCCCACCAGAAGTATTATGCCATGGATACAGATTTAAGAAACTATCTGGCATCTTATGGCTGTCAATTAAATTCACACTTTACTGGTAAGAATAAGTGGGACGTTAGTTTTGGTGTAGCATCTATGGCCAGCCTTTTTGGTTCGCTGCGAGATGGTAGATTTCAAGATAACAATTTAATAGAGTTACCTTCTAACGAAGGTTCAGAGGGACTTAAGTCTTTAGTACAGCAGTTGATTACTTGGAAGCCAGACACCAAGAACCCAACAGACTGTGTTATGGCTTTATGGTTTGCAGTTATCAGATGTAGAGAACTAATGCAAACATCAAGCAGAGTTGGGCAGTATCAAACAAATAGATGGGCTACTAGAGCACAGAAGGCTGGACGTGGCTCCCTTAATTTAGATGAAGCCTTTGCAGAGCAATGGCAAGAAACATACGGTTAGGATACCAATGGCATTAACAATTGAGCAGGTAGCAGCACGAGTTCAATCGTTGCGTTACCGCAATAGCGAAAGAGATGCTCGCAACCTAGATGTACTTGCTGTACGTAAAGGTAAGATTTCAGAAGTTTACCCAGACTTCTTTCCAGATGGAGTAGACGCCAATGTCGTGGCAAATTTTATTGATATCGTTGCCCGAGACCTTTCAGAGGTTATGGCACCTCTTCCAGCGATTAACTGCTCAGCCGCTAGTCAAACTAGTGACCGTGCTCGTTCTTTTGCCGATAAGCGTACTCGTATTGCTAGTAATTATTTTTCGCATTCTGACTTGGGCATACAGATGTACTCAGGTTCGGACTGGTATATAACCTACGGTTTCGTTCCATTTATTATCGAACTGGATGAGGAAAACAAGTTACCTCGTATTCGTATTGAAAATCCTATTGGCTCTTATCCTGAGTTTGATAGATTTGGTCGTTGCGTTGCATTTGCTAAAAGATACACATTAACACTTGGTGAGTTGGTTAGCCAGTTCCCAGAGTATGATAATATACTTCTAGGTGGAATGGGTTATAAACAAGACCTAAATGGTCAGGTTGAAATGATTCGTTATTATGACGAAGACCAATCAATCATTTATATTCCCGCAAAAGATAATTTAGTTTTATCAAGAGTAAAAAATCCTCTTAATAAGATGATGGTAATTGTAGCACGTAAACCATCTATTGATAGTGAATTGCGTGGACAATTTGACGATGTACTTGGCATCCAATTACTTCGTAACCGTTTTGCTTTATTGGCAATGGAGGCTGCAGAGAAATCTGTACAAGCCCCAATTGTGCTACCACAAGATGTACAAGAGTTGCAACTTGGTGGCGACGCAGTTATCCGCACAGCCAACCCTGCTGGTGTACGCCGTGTAGAACTTACCCTACCACAGGGTGCATTTACAGAACAACAATTATTAAATCAAGAACTTAGAGTTGGTGCTCGTTATCCAGAAGGACGTACTGGTAACATTGATGCATCTATCGTTACAGGTCAGGGTGTACAGGCTCTTATGGGAGCCTTTGATACACAGGTTAAATCTGCTCAGGCTATCTTTGCCGCAGCACTACGTGATGTTATTCGTCTATGTTTTGAGGTAGATGAAGTAATTTATCCAGAAGAAAAAACTATTCGTGGCGTTGACTCAGGTTCACCATACGAAGTTACTTACAAGCCTAACAAAGACATCAAGGGCGATTACTCAGCCGATGTTCGTTATGGTATGCTTGCTGGTCTTAACCCAGCCCAAGGTCTTATCTTTATGTTACAAGCACTTGGCGGTAAGTTAATCTCTAAAGATATGGCTATGCGTGAGTTGCCATTTACAGTTAACGTAACTCAAGAGTTAGAAAAAATTGAAATCGAGGATATGCGTACTGCGCTACTTGGCTCACTAACTGCATACACACAAGCAATTCCACAGATGGCTACACAAGGACAAGATGCATCTGAGGTAGTAAGAAAAATTGCTGCAGTAATCAAGGCTCGCCAAAAGGGACAAGCATTGGAAGATGCTATTGAGGCAACCTTTGCTCCACAGCAACAAGTTCCTCCTGCTGGCGCCCCTTCTCAGGTAGAGCAAACGTCCCCTGCTCCCGCTGGCGTTCCAGTAGGAGGTCCTTCTCCAGAAGCACCAATAGAAACACCTACGGCACCGCCAGATATTCAAACAATTCTTTCAAGTTTAACCGCCTCTGGTAAAGCAGGCGGAAGAGTAGTAACTAGAGCATAACTAAGTAGGGGACAATGACAACAATAATTGGTTTAGAGCATAAAGACCGTTGTTTCTTAGTTGCTGATAGTAGAACTACAGATGCAGATGGAAAAATTTATTCTCATCCTGAAGTTAAAAAGATTTCAGAAAATGGTTCTTTTTTAATTGCAGGCTCTGGCGAAACATTACCTTGCGATATAGCACAACATATTTGGGAAGCACCTATTCCTACTAAGCAAGACAAAGAAGATTTATATCGTTTTATGATTACCAAAGCAATGCCATCTCTTCGTAAATGTTTAACAGAGAATGGTTATAACTTTGAAGAAGATACTAAAGAAACTAGATTTCAGTTTATAATGGCTATTGGTGGCGAGATATTTGATATCGACCAAGAGTTGTCTATAAGCAAATCTGCAGATGGAGTATATGCTGCAGGTTCAGGCGCCGCATACGCACTAGGTGCGATACATGCAGGAGCAGATGCATATGAAGCAATGGAGATTGCATCTAAGTTAACTGCATTTACAGCAGGCCCATATATATCAAAAGAGCAACCAAGAAAAATTAAGTAGGAGGAATCATGGCTGAGAATCGTGGCGGAATGCGTCCAACTGCACCACAGAATAATCCTGCCAACATTTCAGGAACTGGCGGAGCAGGTCAATCAGGAACTCAACCTGCACGTTACATTTCAGGACTTCCATTTGGTGAGGGACAGACAACTATGGCGCAGCAACAAGCAGCACCTATGGCTGGACCTAACAGACCTGCTTCATCTAATGCAAATCCTCTTGCTGCGATGTTGCCACCATTAACACCTTTAACCGCTCCTACTGAGCGAGCAGATGAACCAATAACCGCTGGTATGGATTTTGGTGCAGGACCAGGAAGTGAAGCACTTAACCTACCTCGTGAACGTTCATTGTCTGAGGTTCTTGCGTCAATGATTGAAATTGACCCTACTGGAGAAGTACAAGACCTTTATAACTTTGTTGTCTCACGAGGTCTTTAATGGCCGAGAAGGACAAACCACTAAGTAAAATTGCTGAGTCTTCACCTGGGCTTGCAACTGCTATGGCACAGCAAAATTTGCCAAAGAATGAAAAAAATCAACTTGCTGCTATGGTTCAGTTGCGTAATATGCACAATGAACTTACTTCGCTTTCACAAGCAGATGCTTATAAAAGATTTCAATCTTTTGATAAAGTAACTCGGGATGCATTAACATCAACCTTTAGTCCTAAATATGCCAAAGAAGATAAAAGTTTTTTTGGTAATATTTTATCATCAGTTAAAAGTGCTGTATGGTATGGTGGCGGAACTACAGCAATAGATGCTGTTAAAAACCTTTCATCATTTAGCCCAAATATTGGCCTTCAAACTCTTGGTAATGCTATTCTTGGTGCTGGTAAAGGTGTAATTGAAGAGTTTACAGAAACTGAAGTTGGCGGAAAAACTGCAACTAAAGTTGAAAAGGGACTAGAACTTTTAGTACGTCCTCAAGAAAAACTTGTTAAGCAACCTTACATGGCTGCTAGTTTGGCTGCAGCCGAGGGCGAGAATGCTCTTAAAGCGCAACTTAGATATACAATAGAAGGATTTAAAGAATTACTTCCTGGTGGGGAAGATGCTCTTCCAACAGATGATTCTACAACATGGAAAAAATACTGGGAACAGGCTGCTGCTCCAAATAGAGTATTTGACGAAAAAGCAGTTGCTCAATTTAATAATGAACTAACTCCCGCTGCCTCATATGTAGGTAGATTACTTGCATCTAAAGAAGACTTAATTGAAAATTTTGAAAGATATCAAGATAGTCCTGGTGTTATAGATTTAGTTAATCGCTATGTAAGTGGCGACGAGGCTGCGCTTAAAGAAGTTAGCAACGCTGTAGCAAGGTTTGAAAAATCTAAATTCAGTCCTGGACGTGATACTGCTCGTGCAGTAATTTCATTGCTTCCACACGAATACGAGCAAGCAGTTTTGGGTGACGGAAAAGCAAGAGCGTTATTTTCTGCCATATCTGCTCCAATAGATTTTACAGTAACTTTTGCTCTCGACCCACTTATTATTGGTGGTAAAATTAATCGTGGTTTATTAGTTGCAAAATATGGATTTTTTAAAGTTGGCGAAGGTAGTATTTCTCTTGAAAAAGCCTTTACCAGACCAAGAGTCCGTGCATACTGGGACGAAGCAGGTAAATTAATTGAAAATTTCCGTAATGGAGATTTACCTACTAAGGCTCAAGCCCTAAACCGCTTACAAGACAGATTTCCTGAAATTAATATCAATGTAGTTAATGACTTGGCTAAGGCTGATGTTCGTAACGCTGATGATGCATTAATGTACTTTGACAACGGTAAACGTTTTACAGAGATTTTATCTGGCAATGCTGGAATAGCGGGCAAAGATACACTTATACCACGCATAACCGCTACTCGTACAGCAACTAATAAATTTAAAGATTTAATTGCCAAAACTTTAGGAACAGAACGTTACTCAGCACTTGATGTAGCAAAAACCCAAGATGAGTTTGTCAAACAATTTTCACTTGACCCATTATTTTGGAGCAAAAAAGTTGGTTTTGAAAAGACTGCTGTTCCAGGTATATTAGCAGCAAGGGACCAATCAAGACTTGCTAGAATCGATAGAGTGGTTCGTGCATTTTCAATTGCTCCTAAAAATGAACGTATCATTAGTATTAGTGATGGTTCTAGCGCAAATCAAATTTTTAAATTAGCACGCACAGTTCTTGATAAAACATCCTCTGGAACATTCCGTGCAGTTTGGTTAAATGCCAGTGAAGGTGACCGCCTTCTTATGCTTAAAGGTTTGCTAAAAACACTAGGCAATGGTATGGGACTAAATCTATCTGCCGAAGGAAGACTTGCTCTTTCTAAACTTGACGAGATGTCAAAAGAATTGTATTCTCCAAGTCAGAGTGCAGTTGATGTGGGCGACCTTGCTGATGTTCTTAGAACAGTAAAAGGTGGTTCTGCCCTTACTCAACCTGCAGGTGTTCGCAAAAAAGTACAGGAAGCATTGACAACTGCAAATGCAGAAGGCAAGGCTGTTCGCCTTATTGCTTCTGTAAATGCAAAAATTGCGGAACATACTCAACGTTCAAAAGCACTTAAAGCCGACAGGGCGGATGCGCTTGCGGTAGGAGACTTAGACCGTGTCAACGCAATTGATGATGAACTTAAAATTGTTAAAGCAAGACTTGGTAGAGAGTTAAAAAGCAAGAAAGAATTAAAAGGTAAAATCAAAGAAATTGAAGTTAAACAACTTGATGAAGCCGACGTTGATGGAATGTTTATTGATAGATTTAATGCTGGTCAAACTCTAGATGGTACGCCTCGTGCTATTCGTCAGTATCAACTAAGTGACTACCGTTCATTACCTGATTTTCAAGAATGGCGAGAAATAGCCCAACGTGGCGGAGTTCTTACTTCAGTATTTGGCCGTGCCACTAACAGCGTTTGGAGCAGAGGAATTGCTGATGGTTGGTCTTTCTTAAACCTTTATCCACGCCTTGGACTTCGTTCTTCAGTAGAAGAACTTGGTATGTTTGGCGTAATTGCTGGAGCAGAAGGTTTTGGTAATTACATAAAGGCACGTGCAATGTCTCGTGCTATTCGCACAGCGAGACCCGCTGGAGTAAAAACAACTGTTTTTGGAAACGAAAAAGAAGACAGAAACCTAGGATTCATTTACAATACAGTTTATAAAATTACTGGAAAACATTACGACCAGCAAGAAAAAATTAAAATGGTCGATGACTCAGTAGCACTCAATAAAGCCGTAGCAACTTCTTTGGTTAAAGGTAAATTTAACAACATAACCAAGCAAGAAGCAGGTTGGGCTGGAGATTTTGCAGAGTTTGAAGGCCATAAAGTTCTTGATGAACTTAATGGCGCTACCGTTAAGGCAGAACGTCCGTATTCTGAAGCAGAAGAAATGACAAAATCGCTAAAAGAATTTGGTCCATCCGTAAGATTTAATGTTCAAAATCAAGAAGCGCTGAAGGGATTAACCTTCAAAGGCGAATTTAGTGAATTTTCGAGCATGAATGATAAAGCAGTTTTTCACTGGCTTTTTGAATTAAACAATACCGTCGGGCGACCTAATGGTCAATTTGGAAATATTGTTTTATGGAATATTGGCAAAAAACAAGATGTAGTAATAAAAAAACTTGTTGATTACATTGAGGGTCCAGGAAACGATATTGCTAAAAAGTTTGCAATATATTCTGAACAAGGTGCCGAGGGATTAGCAGCGCACATATACGCTGATGCATCATATGCACTGCGTGATTACTCTGGTCGCATTAACATGGATTTAGTAACCGCCATCCGTAATAAAGGTGGTATGGATAACTTTGGCATGGATGATTTAGTAAAACTAGATAAACCTTATGCCCGCCCAGAAACCCTTATGGGTAAAGAAATTGTTCCGCTGGTCGGAAAAAGCCCTTCAGAGGTTATGTATAGAATAATCAATTCTGGTTATGGCTGGATGGGTAAGCAAATTGCGCTACTTGACAGAGAGCCAATTACTCTTGCCAATTACATAACATTCCGTAAGAAATTAGTAAAGACAGAACAAAATACTAAAAAAAGTCTTATGGCAAACGGTCTATCCGAAGAGGGTGCTGATTCTATAGCACGTGCTTCTGCTCATGAGGCTGCGATGAATCTTGCTCGTAATAGAACTTTAAGTTTTGTTGATAATGGTGATGTTCGCACAAACTTGGCTTTTAGTCTACGTACATTTGGCCGTTACTATCGTGCAACTGAAGATTTTTATCGCCGTGCTGGACGTTTAGTTAAGTATGAAAAGCGTGGATTAGTACGTCTTGCAATTCTTAACCAATCCTTTGAAGATTCTGGATTTATTCACGAAGATGATAGGGGTCAAAAGTACTTTACCTATCCAGGCGATGACTTGTTTGCAGGTGCAATTACAAGAACTCTTTCAATGATGGGTCTAACATCTCATACTCCAATGCCAGTTAACTTTGGTGGGTATGTAAAGATGTTAACTCCATCTTTAGACCCAGAGTTTTGGAATCCTACTCTTTCAAACCCACTCGCTTCACTTGCTGTAGACGCAATGACTAACCTACCATTTATTGGTCCCTATATAAAGGGTTATGAGTCAAGCATAACTGGTACATTAAATCCAGATGCTCCAGCCTGGGAAAAAGTAATGCCTGCAAATATTAGACGTGCTTACAATTTTCTTGCTGGCTCAACCGAAAATAGTGAGTCAAGATTTTCATCTGCTGTCAAATCAATCAAATTATTAGTATCTACTGGCAATGGTCCAACTAATGCAAGCGAACTTCAAGGATTTTTTGAAAAGGTAGCAATTCAGGCCAGAAATATTGATGCCGTTAAATTAATAATGGGTCAAGGTACTATTGCTTCTATCCAAGCATTTAGCACTAAGGATGTTCCAAAGGAACTTATCGATGCTGGTGTATTCACTTGGGATTCTGAATTTCAAAAGATGATGAAAAAATACGAAGGAGACCCAAAGGCCTTAAGTAAGGCTTTGGTTTCTTTTGCTAAACTTTACCCATCTAAGTTAGCCTATACTAACTTTGCTAGAGACACAGTAGGGTTTGCATCATTCCGTAAAACTATTGAGGCGGAAAACTTTGTTCGCAAGAACGAGAAGTTCCTTATTGACCATAGAGATGCTGGTTCATTCTTTATTCCAGTAAGCGGAACTACTGATTTAAGTTCGTACTCTTATTTGAAGAGTAAAGGTTACATATCTAACCAGCCATTAAACCCAGCGGTAGCAGATGGCAAAGAAAACTTTATTCGTGAGGCTGCTACTACTGCTGCTAGAATGGCCTACTATGCTTTAAATGATGAGTATAATCCTAAAATTCAAGCAGCAACTAATCCTAATGAAAAACGTTATTACAGAGAGCAATTGGCTAGTCGTCAAAAAGGCTTAAAGATTGCATATCCACTTTTAGAGACTCAGATAAGTCCTACAGCGGAAAGTAATGCACGTAGAGTCGAAGTAATTGACGATATGAAGGCTTTACTTAGAGACAACAAGGCCCCTAACAAGGAACTTGGCGAAACATTTGCCGCCATGATTTCAGCATATGATGACATGAAATCTACACTTAGTAGAATACAAGGTTCTTCAGATAAAGCAGATGCATTAAAACGAGACACTAGGGCTGATGCTAAAGAACTTATAGCCAAGTTATCTCAAAATAATGAAAATGCAACAATATTTTTTAACTCGATTCTTAGTCCTTTGATTGGAGATTAGCAGTGCCTGGTGATTATTTAGATAAAGATGAAGACGATTTAGTTGCTTGGTATCCAGACCCTAATATGCCAAACGAAAAGCCCCCTGCTGGGCAAGACCCATCAAAGGTAGAATCCGTAGAACAGGATAAACCTGCAGAAAAGCCTGCTGGTCAAACCGACCAAATGGTTTTTCCAGAAAGCAAACCTTATGCAAGTGTTTCTACTGTTGGGGAAACAACCGCTGAGTTCACAACTGCTTTTACAAATCTATTTGGAGTAAATGCGCCCAAAGAATTAATTAATGCATTTACCAAAGAACTTCAATCGCTTCAAATGTCACGCTCAACAAAGCGATATGGCAAGGATGAGAATATTGTTTACCAAGGTGTGTCACCTCAGGAACGCAAAAACATTCTTGATAAGTACCTTACTGTATATGCTAAAAGCATAACAAATGCTGCTGGTGCTGGAGATGCTAAGGCTGCCGCAATATTCCAACGTGGTAATTTTGGACTTACTTATACTACGCTAAAAAATGCGTATGCAGATAATGGGGTCCCATTTAATGCCGATTCTCTCTCAAAACTTACCATTGAGTCTGCAATTAATCCAGACAGATTAAAAGGTAATCTTAATTTAATTAACTTACAGGCTAAGACATATTTTCCTGCATTGGCAGACAAAATTGATAAAGGCTACACAGTAAAACAATTACTTAGTCCCTATCTGCAAACTCGTGCAAACATACTTGAAGAAGATGCAGATGCTATTGACCTTAAAGAATTACAATCTGTTGCTAAAGACCCAAAGGGCTTAGTTGGACTGTATGATTACGAAATTTCTTTACGTAAAGACCCTAAATGGAGATTTACTAAAAATGCCCAAGATTCTCTTGGTGGCTTAGCGAGAGATTTGACCAAAATGTTTGGATTGGCTGGTTAATGGCGACAAAAAGAAAACCAACAGCAGCAGACTTACTGGCTGCTGATTTAGAACGTCAACTTGCAGCGTTGAACGCACAACCAAGTCCAGTTCAGGCTGTACAAAATATTGTTAATCCTCCAACTAGAGTTAACACTTACGAAGAAGCAAAAGCAAGTTTGGCTCAAATTCAAGACCCTAAAATTAAAGCACAATTTGAAAAAGTTTTTGCTGCCGCTGATGCTCAAACAGAAAAATTGAAAACTCAAGCAGCAGCAACGGGGTTTAATGTTGACCCAGTGACTTTAGCACTTACTCCTGCAGCAGCAAAAGATGATAAAGGTTCTGCTGCGGATGCTAAAAAAGATGTATTAAGTACTACCCCTACTACTAGCACTCAAAAAATTGACGCAATAGCAGCAATTAGTGCGTTATTGTCTTCATATGGTTTGGGTGATTTAAGTGGCGCCGTAACGGAAGCCGTACAAAAGGGTTATTCAAACGACACTATTCAATTAATTATGCAGGACCCTAATAGTAAAGACCCATTAGCGGTTGCATTTCAGACTAGATTTTCTGCCAACAAAGTAAGAGCAGCAGCAGGCAAGCCAATATTAAGCCCTGGCGAATATTTAGCAGCCGAAAGAACATACGCTCAAGTATTGCAATCTTACGGTGTAGGAACTTTAGCAACAAAAAGTTCCATGAGTGGCTTTATTGCAAATGATATATCTGCAGCAGAAGTTGCAGACAGAGTTGGTTTAGCGATAGATAGAGTTAAGAATGCTGACCCATTTACAAAAGCAGCGTTAGCAGAGTATTATCCTTCACTTAACCAAACCGATATTGTTTCTGCATTATTGAACCCAGAAGAAGGTTTACCAGCACTTAAGCGTAAGGTACAACTTGCTGAAATTGGTGGAGCCGCTTCCCTGCAAGGCCTAAAGACTGGTCTTGCAACAACAACCGAAAAATCTAAACAATTTGAGAATGTAACTACTGGAGCATTAGGTGCTGAAGCACTAGCCTCCTTTGGTATTACTCAAGAGGAAGCACGTAAAGGTTATCAAACGGTGGCAAGCATTACACCTCGTGCAGAGTTCCTATCAAGTATTTCAGGTGGAGAAGATTACACAAGACTTCAAGCAGAACAAGAAGCATTCCTTGGTCTAGCATCTGCTAAAAGAGCAAGAGAGTCTTTAACCGCACAAGAAGAGGCTAGATTCAGAGGACAATCTGGTCTAACTAAAACAAGCCTAACCGAAACAGGTAAAGGCCAGTACTAAAGTAGAATCCTGATACGGACCTATCGGCCCCGTGCAGCGTATAAGACCGATAGCAAGAGCCAACCAATTTCCCCGAATTGACTTGAGGCTTGCGACTAATCAACGAATAGAAAGGGTGGTTGCTATGAGCAACAATTACTGGGAAGACGAAGACGACGACCTAGATACAGAAACAGATACACAGATGGATGGAAGTGACTTACTTAAAAAGTTACGAAAAGCCAAACGTGCAGATGAGAAACGTATCAAGGAACTTACTGAGCAACTTGAGGGATTATCCAAGGCGCAGCGTGAGAGAGTTGTCAAAGAAGTCCTAGAAAAAAAGGGTGTCAATGCAAAGGCTGCAAGACTTGTCCTTAAAGACTTAGATGACGTTAACGAGGAGACAGTGAGTAACTGGCTCGATGATAACGCTGATTTATTTGGAATAAAAGTTGACAAAGAAGAGCCTAGAGTAAGTGATATAGATAAAGCAGCCTTAAGGCAGCAAGATGTAATCACTCAAAATGCTATGACCCCAGACCGAGCAGAAGACCTAAATCTTCGCATCGATAATGCAGATTCAATGGATGCATTGTTGGATGTACTTCGCTCACAATAATTCCGTTCATAGTCACTTGGAGGTGACGAAATATGGCATATGTATCAACAGCCTCTGACAATCTCGGAGGAACCGCTGGTGGTGCTGGTCTAGTCCAGAAGGCGTATGACCGTCTTCTAGAGTTCGCTCTCCGTTCTGAACCACTAATTCGTTCAGTCGCAGATAAGCGTCCAGCACGTCAAGCAATCCCTGGCTCAACCGTTGTTCTACAACGCTATGTTGACCTTTCAGCAGCAACAACTGCTCTGACAGAGACAACTGACCCAGATGCAGTAGCAATGTCAACACCAACCTCAGTAACCATTACTCTTAACGAGTACGGTAACTCAGTATTGGTAACACGTGCATTAGAGTTATTCTCTCTTGCAGATGTTGACCCTGCAATTGCAAACATTATTGCGTTCAACTTGGCAGATTCTATTGACTCCGTAGCAATGACAACATTGCGTGGCGGTTCAAACGTAATCTACTCAGGTTCAACTGCAACATCAACAGCAACAGTTACTGCTGCTGCAACACTTTCATCTGCAAATCTACGCAAGGCTGTAGCCAAGTTACGTGCTAACAAGGCTGTTGGTCGCAAGGGTTCACTATACTGGACAGGTATTCACCCAGAAGTATCCCACGACCTACGTGCTGAGACAGGTTCAGCAGGATGGTTACTACCTAACCAATACGGTTCTTCACAAGACCGCATTTGGGCAGGAGAAATCGGAACATACGAGGGTGCATACTTCGTAGAATCCGCACGTCTATACAACGCAACAGATGGTGCTTCATCTGCTCGTGTATACCGCACAATCGTTTGCGGACAGCAAGCACTTGCTGAGGCAGTGGCAGAAGAGCCACACGTAGTTATCGGACCAGTAGTTGACCGCTTGATGCGTCACCGCCCAATGGGTTGGTACGGCGTATTAGGATTTGCTCGCTACCGTGAAGAGGCACTATACAGAATCGAATCAGGTTCTTCAATCGCTT